TTCTTCTTTTTCGAAGAACTTGATGCAACTTCAACCCTATTCACGAAACTAAGTGCTTGCATGACAGTATCTGCAAGATCATCTTTCTTCTTTGATTTTACAAATGTATCAATCCAGTGAGAATTTATAGAATTACTCCTAATAAAAGCTTCACATCTTTCAATTGAAACTTTCTTTCTTTTATTATACTGTGCTTTACCTGGTCCAGCAACATCTGGGATTTTGTGTCGAGCGTCATACAGTATGGTTTCGGCATTAGGACATTTAATTATAAAGTATGAATGAAGAAAGTGCATAACAGAAATCATTTTCTTATTACGATCAGGTTGCTTCTCAATTAAAATTATTTTTGCACCAAGTACCCAAGGACGCTCATCAAGATGATCCCTTAGGGATATATAAAGACCATCCTTATGTTCCGGTGGTACCCCTGAAACATCCCAATCTGTCACAAGATTGTCACGATCTTCATCGAGCATACACATTGCCAGATTTCTTATTCCGACATCGATACTCAGTATCATTGATATAAAGGATTGATTTCTCTTTAAGTAAATGTTTCGATTAACTTAAAGAGGATATTTTTCTTAAAGCTATGTGGTGTTGGTGGTGTTGTCACCCATGTGAGAATGAACCCCTAACTTTGCCTCATAAATACGACGATCGACGAAATAAATTTCATACGACGGGAAAGTTTTGTTCATGGAGTTGTATGAAAACGTTTGCGATAGATAAATATGGCTGTAATAGAGGAAGTATTATATGTGGAAATATTATAATGATGCGTAAAAAGATGTACAACAAATTGGGGAGTGTCAAACCAGCTCCGTGGAGATACAAACTAGATGTATTTGGGGGTGACATGTCTATAGAAGAATTTCGTAAAAACCAGACGATTGATATAGATGTACCACAGGAAATACATATTAAGCCGGTGGTTGATAATGTGATACCCTTTGTGTCAAACACCAAAAAGATGGATGAAATAAAGAATGCTTCTTCAAATAACAATGCGCTAAAACTAAAAAGAAATAAGCCACTAAAAAGAGACTACAATAATCTGGAATCAGCTTTAGGTCTCATAATAACTCCCAAAACCTAGAAGTCTTTTTTGTTTAGGAGTTGGCATTGAAGGCGGTAAATGTTCCGTTTTTTTACTATGAATCCACCTTTCTCCGTCGTGCGCTACCCAACAAATGTCGTACCGCTCTATCATTTTCCGACATAAGACACAGGGTAATGATATAGCGTCACCGTGAATGGTTCTTCTATATACAATCAAATGTCCGTATTTTCTGTGTAACCAATCACTAAACTGATGAGATTTATGACCTTTTTTTATACACTCTCGGTAAAGGCGACGAATAAGTTGTCTTTCCGCACACATATGATTGTTACTAACAATTTCAGGTCCTCTCGACATAGAACTCGTTACAGTACAATATTTCATAGTTGACAGTTAAGACATACCTTACCAGAATAAACAAAATCACACCGATTACATTCACTTAGGCACTCGACATGTTTTTTGGATACTAGACCACTTGCAAATCGTTCAAGTTCTTTCACTGTATATACTCCGTATTTAATCATGGTTTCCAATGAAGGAAATCTCATTCTACTTTAGATAAGACTGTAGCCCTTATGTTAGTTTTCGCCAACTAGGCATGGCATACATTTTAATAGGCCTTGTTTAGTCTTAAGCATAGTGGCAAATGCGTCAACCATTGGTGGCACCAAAGTCTTGAGAATTTTCTCAAATTCAGAATCTTCTTCACCACTGTCAATTTGTTCGATGAGGTGGTTCAGAACACCGATAACCAGTTTCTTCTTCTGGGGTCCGGGGAGTTTCTTGAATTTAGTAGTTTCCATCATGAGACGCCCCAGAATAGGTGGGATATCCTCCTTAGTAAACCCATCGTCAAGGTATTCAACCTTAATGTCATCCACAGCCTTGACTAGACTTTTAGCGTCAATTTTCCCAGCGAATTTTTGCAGTATCAGATCCATTTTAATATTTGTATACTATAAGGATACAAATGAAATTTAACGATCTTATCGCATCCACTGCACTGGCCACAGGTTTAGTTAAAATGTATATGGATTTTGAAAATTCTGGTGACGTAGATGTAAAGTTCAAGAATTCAATCGTATTTGGTCTAGTTATCACTGTTACATGGTTGATCTATTACACAAGAGAGTATGGCCTGAGTCATTTCACATTTTACACCATCATTAGTTTACTTTTACAGCTCTATGTATTGAATAAAATACTTGTGAAAGAAGATACTCTTCCTAAAAAGGATTAAAGAGTGGAGTACTCTCTTATTCAGTAATGAGTTCTGTCATCAGTGCATCCATCAAACCCTCTTATTACAAGCGGTATGAGACTAAGTTGAATACCAGGCGTCGTACACGTTCATTCCTCAGGGTTCGTTCATCGGTTGAGCCTCCGGTCGAACCTTCGGTTGAGCCTCCGATCAAGCCTTCTATCGAGCCATACGACCCAAAGACTCGATTCGCTGAGGTTCTCAATGGTCGCGCTGCTATGCAAGGTGTTCTATGGGGTTCTCTAAACTGGATGATGACGGGTGAAAATGTCATTCAGCAGGTTGAGGATCCTGCGTACGCTATCGCTGCGACTGGTGTTGTCACTACATTGGCACTCGCGTCTCTGTTCACAGCCGAGAACTTCAGCACCGAGAAAATTGGAGCATTCACACCTGAAGCTGAGATCAAGAATGGTAGATTGGCTATGCTCGGATTTACCACCTTGTTAGGGTTGAGTGCCATGTAACCGAAATATTCAATCATTTTAACTTTCTCTTCCATTGAAAATGTTCCTGCTCTACGCATCACGTAGGCCAAGGACATCATAAGAATATAAACATTCACGGCTATTGGCCTCATACTTATCTTTTATCCACCTTTATTTAAAGATGTAATCAATACACTTTATATGAAGATACTCGTTTTAGGCTCCCACGGAATTATTGGTTCTGGACTATGTAAACACTTAAAGGAGATCGGACACCATGTAATTCCATGGGATATCAAAATTTCAAGTACCCATGATCTTACTAACATTGAAAATATGCATAGATTACGGGATGTTTTGAACTTTGTAGATTTTACATTTTTTCTCGCGTATGATATCGGGGGTTCTAAATATATAACAAATTCTGGTCTTACATTTATAAATAATAATATGAAAATCATGTTAAACACTTTCAATCAACTTGAGAATAATAAGTTTATTTTTGCTTCAAGTACAATGTATAACATGAGTCATGTGTATGGAACTCTTAAGAGTTTAGGGGAACAGTATACCTCCAAATTGGGTGGTCTTTCTGTTCGTTTCTGGAATGTGTACGGACCGGAGGAGAGTTCTGATAAATCCCATGTCATTGCAGATATGATTCATAAATCAAAGACGCAGGGATACATAGACTTGTTGACAAGCGGTGAAGAGAAGAGGCAATTTTTACACACCGACGATTGCGCTAAAGCTCTCACACAGGTAATGAATAATTATGAAATTATTTTAAAAAGGGAACAAAGTGTTGATGTCACAAGTTTTCAATGGATACGTATCAAAGATGTAGCGAAAATTATATGTGACGATATACGTGTCACAGATATAACAATCACGACGCATGATAGACGAAACGAACCGAAGTTATTTATTCTTAATTATTGGAAGCCTATGCTTTCACTTGCGGAGGGTGTATCATCTCTTCAATTAGACTATCGATATCATACTCTCTAGTCCATCCAAGCTTTTCAATGGCGTCATTGTTACCCACGAGTAAGATGTTATTATTTGATTGGTAAAATTCTTCTGAAACTTTCACCATACTTTCACCATCGATTATACCAACTTCGTTTACACCTTCTCCCGACCATTCAATCGTTTTATTCAGTTTTTTTACCACAATTTCTATAAATTCTCGGACAGAATACGTTTTACCGGATGCGATAATGAAATCCATCGCCCATGGTTGTTGTAACATCAACCACATGGCTTTTACATAATCTTTTGCGTGCCCCCAATCTCTTCTAGATTCGAGATTTCCAATTTGAAAACATTCACCAGATTGTAAACCTTTGATGATCTTTTGTGTTACATATGTACCAGGTCTTCTTGGTGACTCATGATTATACAATATACCCGAACATACAAATATTTCCTCCTTATCCCTATAATATTTGACTAAAGAATCTGCACTCTCTTTTGAAATCCCATATATACCCCGAGGTCCAC